CCAAACTTGCTAGGAGTCACTGAATCTTTATCACTGGTCAGTTTGTATCCGTGCTTTTGATAAAACTGTTCAAATACATCGCCCATGTCAAATGAACCTAGACTTGCAACGTTTACCCAAATTCTGCCACCGCCGGCACGCTCACCTTCCAATACTGCCAATGTTGAATTTTTAAAATCCCAACTTTGGTTTAATTTCAATCCAGTGCCTCTACCACTTTCTAATTTTTGTATCTCATCTGCAAAAGAACCGCCAGATTTTAAACCTATCTCTCCGTTTACTGATATAGTTGGTTGTTTAATATACTCTCCGTCAGACACTCCAAATTTATCAGTTCTTCCGCCATTTGGGTTTATTCTTGGGTTATCTGCATGATCTTGACCAACACGAGTGCCATCAGGCGCATCAATCACTCCTACCATGGTTTTACCATCGGGCCCCAGTGCTTGGTAGCCACTTGAACTGGATGTCCCCGCTGGGTTGCTTGCACTGGACGGGTTACGGGTAATAGGTCCCGAGGAGTGTCCTTTTGAAGTAGGACTAAAAAAAAAGTCACCGATATCAGAACCAATCTTGGCACCAGCATCTCGTTTTCCGAATAGGCTCCCAAGGCCGCCACCAATTTTGGCTCCAATTTCGCCTTCCTCTATTCTTTCAAGTTTATCAATTAGTGTTCGTATATCGTTAATCATAAAATTCTCTGTCTTTGTATTTATTCGGATTAAAAGATTTGATAAAAATTCCATAAAGTACGCATATAACTGAAAGCCGTAGTATACTATAAATAGCTATGTCTAGGAGTGTGCTATGGCCCGTCAGGCTTTCAACTGGTCCTTATTGGATCGTGCTACGCTGTACTCAATGCTCTACGAGCTCAAATCTGAGTTAGTAGACAAACGCCTACCTATTGGGCAAGTTTGCAAAATTCTTAGCAAACACATCAAAAGCCATCTTCCAGTCAAAGTAACTAGCGGGCCGTTCAAGCCTGTTAAAAAGGGCGAACTTTGGTTGGGAGGTGTGTATTACTCGGGCGATGATATTTCGGGAAAAAAGAGATTTATTGAAGTACAACTTGCTTACCCAAAAGACGCCCAAACCATGAAGATTGGACAGTATCGTTGGGAACGTTTGTGTACAGTGTTTGCTGACATTATGTTGCACGAAATCATTCATGCTAGACAACATCGTGCTAGGGGATTCAAAGCCATACCAGGATACGAAAGTACAGCCTACTATGCTAGAGATCGCAAGCAACAAGAGTACTATGGCGATAGAGATGAAATGGGTGCCCATGCTTTCAACATTGCACAAATGATGATTGATAAATTTGGCTGGGATCCAAAAGCTATCCAAGAGTATATGGATAGTAATATACCAAAACGTGTGCGGCCAAATGATTGGGGACGCTTTATGAAAGCATTCGAGTACAACCACAATCATCCAAAAATTCGACAAATGAAGCGTAAGATAATGAAACAATTGGAATACGCGGAGCTTGGAAAACCATTTAAGACTAGCAATCACTTGACTTACTGATAATTATACTGTATAATATAAACTTATACAGTTAACTATCGGAGTCAATATGAGCGTTTGTGCCAGTCACATTTGGGATTTGGAAAGTCATCCAAGCCGTTTAAACAAAGAAGCCATCATCGAAGCTATTGCCCAATCAGGCAATAAAGAATTCTTTGAGGGTTGTCGCCTAGCTCTGGACCCAATGATTACTTTTGGTATTAAACAAGTTCCGGAGAAAACAGATGAAGATGGTGCTGGCCTACCTTGGGACAGTTTTACTCTCGCTCTTACTGGCTTTGTTACCCGTCAAGTTACTGGTAACACGGCACGTGATGTGATTGCCGCTATGATGAAAAGCGCCACCAAGAAAGAATGGAATGGTTGGTATCGACGTATCCTTATCAAGGACCTGCGATGTGGTACTAGTGAAAAAACAATTAACAAGGTAGTGGAGAAGAAGTATGCTCAGTATGCTATTCCTGTATTCGGTTGTCAGCTTGCTCATGATAGTGCTAATCATGAGTCAAAGGTATCGGGCAAAAAACTTATCGAAGTTAAACTCGATGGAGTTAGAGTCATTACTATTGTACATAGTGATGGTCGGGTGGATATGTTCAGTCGCAATGGTAAAGAACTTGCTAATTTTCCACACATTGTAGAACAGATTAGTTCAGTGATCAAACAAAAAGGTTCTAGCAAGAGTATGGATGTTGTGCTAGACGGTGAGATCATGTCTAGCAGTTTCCAGGACTTGATGAAGCAAGTACATCGCAAGGACAACGTAGAAGCAGGAGATGCTGTGCTTAACCTGTTTGATGTACTGCCGTTGGAAGACTTTGAAAAAGGTTTTTACGATAAGGACCAAACTACTCGCAGTAGCATGGTTAAGTTCTGGGTTGAACAAAACCAAGACTTGCTACCTAATGTAACTTATGTTGCCAATGAACTTGTAGATTTGGACACAGACGAAGGACAAGTTCGTTACAAAGAAATTAATGCTCTAGCGATTGCCGGTGGATACGAAGGCATCATGCTTAAAGATCCTCTTGCTGGTTACGAATGTAAGCGTAGTGTAGCATGGTTAAAGCTCAAACCGTTTATCGAAGTTAGTCTTGCTGTAGTTGGTGTTGAAGAAGGTACAGGCAAAAATCTAGGTAAACTAGGTGCATTTATTGTCGAAGGCATTGATGATGGTAAAGCTATCAGAACTAACGTAGGTTCTGGACTAACTGATAATATGCGTGAATGCTTTTGGGAAGCCGCAGATGAATTGATCGGCAACATTGTAGAAGTACGTGCCGATGCTATTACACAAAATCAAGACGGAACGTACAGTTTACGATTTCCACGCTTCAAAGGATTTAGAGGGTTTGCTCCCGGAGAGAAGATATAAATGTATGAACTATTGCGAACAGCTATTATTTCTGTTACAATAATAACTGGAGCACTTTATTTAATAAATGATGAGTCAACGACTCATACTGAAGTGTTTTGTGCATACGGAAGCCTGTTTGTAACTTTTAAACAAGACCATACAGTATGGGGAACTATGCTGTTAGATTCGAAGGGAATTCCTATTCAATGCGAAGACCATGCATTTAAAAAAGAAAGTACATTAACTTATAAAAAAGAGATAATATGACAAACGCATTTAGAGACCAAGAAAAGTTTATGAAAGCATGTGATCAAACTGTGGGTATCTGGAATCAGGCACAGTTTAGCATGTATTTAAAGTTAATAGAAGAAGAAGCAAAAGAACTGTCAATTGCATTACATGATGAAGACAAAGTAGAAACATTAGATGCACTAGTTGATATGATAGTTGTTATCATCGGAGCTATGCATAGTGCAGGATTTGATGCAGAAGGTGCATGGAAAGAAGTTATGATGACTAATTTTGCCAAGATTGATCACGACACTGGTAAAGTACGCAAACGTGAGGACGGTAAGGTCCTAAAACCAACAGGATGGGTTCCTCCTAATTTGGAACCATTTATAAAGAAAAATGTATAAATTAAGATATTGGATACATAAAAGGCTAGTATCAAAAACATTTGAAACACTAAGCGAAGCATTATTGTACTCTGTTTACAGTATTCCTTTTCAAAGTTTTCACACATTAGATAAGGTAAAAGAATGAGATCACATTATTGGACATGTAGCAAGTTTGCAGATTGGGTTCGTGGTACTAACAAACTTAGTGCCGGGACGGCTGAAGAATGGGACGACTGGACTACTGCCGCGCAAATGAAACATAATTTCCGTTATTGGTTGGCCGAAGAAGGAATAGATTATGTTCAAAAATTCGTTTACTACATTCCGGACAAACTAAATGACATACGCTATTATATTAACAATCGCTGGGTTTCTCACAGCCACGCTCTTACCGCACATCCTCGAGACATCAAACCGGGTAGTTGGAGTGATGTTGGCAATCGCTTTCTTCCTTGTATGTTCAATGAGCTTGTGGATTTTGTTGAAATAGAACAAGCATGGCATCACTGTATGTGGAGTGATGATGCTAAAACTGAATTTGAAGTTCCTTGGTGGCGCAGTGGTTGGTTACGACTACGTACATGGAGAAGTCCAGAAGCTGGTATGGAATACCTCAAGTGGGCAAGCGGACTTGTAGTAGACGAAAACATGGGGTCTAATCCTAGTGAAAAAGGTTATGGCGAACCTACCTACCAAGCCAAAGCCGCTAAAGAAATTATCGAGCTTTACACTTGGTGGACTGTTACCTATCGTAATCGACCAGATCCGTATGAAGCAAGTGGCTGGAGTGCGTACTGTGATGCCATGCGTGTAAAGTATCCTGGCAGTTTCTTTTCTAGCCTAAACAGCAAAGATCCTGAAGATAAGAAAGCCAGTGATAAGGCTCATAAACTTTTGAACAAAATTGAAAAGGCATATGAAAAGGAAGATGAAGAAATGATGATTCGTCTTATCAAAATTAGACAAAGTCTCTGGACCTAATGAAAGGCGATGAAGTTCGCAAGATAAACGGCCGATTCGAATCAAAATATCTAAATGATTCCGAGTCGGTCTTTTCTGCCCTTAATGCAGTCAGTCCTAGCTTTTGTCTTGCCAAGTGGTATAATGTAAGCATACACATACCTACGGGTCGTACACACAGTTGTTATCATCCACCTACTCATACGATACCTTTAAAAGAAATTGCTGTTGATGTAAGTGCATTGCACAATACAAAACACAAACAAGAACAGCGTAAACTAATGCTCAAAGGTGAACGTCCGGTCGAGTGCGGATTTTGTTGGCAAATAGAGGATAGCGGCTCACAGTTAAGCGATCGTGCATATCGTAGCAAAGACATATACGAGCATGGCTTGATAGAAGAGGCATTAACCACTAATAAGCCAAACCCACGCTATGTAGAAGTAAACTTTAACCAGGCTTGTAATTTTAAATGTAGTTATTGCAGTCCGCATTTAAGTACAGAATGGAACAAAGAAGTTGATAGACTTGGCCCGTATCAACTTAGTGAGGGCAAACATAACGACACACAATGGATGCGTAACCAAAACATGGTACCTGATAATGGTTTGGACAATCCTTACTTGTTAGCGTTCTGGGAATGGTTACCGCAGATATATCCTACTCTACAAACATTTCGTATGACTGGCGGCGAGCCCTTGATGGATAAAAATACATTCCGTATGTTCGACTATGTCAAAGAACATCCACATCCTAAATTACAGTTAAGTATTACCAGTAATTGCTGTCCGCCGGGAGAGCAATGGGCAAAGTTTTTAATCAGTTTAAAACAAGTCACAGATGCCGATGCAGTGGATCACTTTATGTTGTTCTGTAGTTTAGACTCATGGGGTATCCAGGCAGAGTATATTCGTAATGGTTTAGATTTTTGTACTTTATACACTAATATAACTGAGTACCTACGGGTAAGTCAAAAACATAGTCTTACATTTATTATTACATTTAATGCATTGAGTTATTCAGGCTTTGTAAAATATATCAAGAATATACACAAACTGCGTAACGAGTATTGTACAAACAGACAACTTATTTGGTTTGATATACCCATGCTTAATGATCCCATGTGGTTAAACCCTAAACTGTTGCCCGAACTGATTATAGAATTAGACGAAGCGATCAAGTATATGGACAACAATAAAGAAA